AATTCGTCCTTGTCTTGCGTTCTATGAATATCAAGATTCCCACCAAGCCGATTGAGATCGGATAACCCCTTATGAATATCAAGATCAACAATGAAGTCAGGCTTTAAGTGGTGAATAAGATTCAATGAAACAGTCGTTTTGCCTGTTCCACCTTTTGAGTTTGCAACACAGATAACGGGCATAGCTCCCCCTAAGAAACCTAAAAAACATCATAAAGATATCATATTGATTTCAAATTGGTTGCGTTTAGATACCAATTTATCGTGAGAACTCACAAAATAGGCGCATCTACACAGAAAGGTTTTTCTAAATAGGTGACTTTTTAGAAATGTAATCCTCACATGATCCCATAACGTCTAATGCAAACTGGTGAGCAGGTGAGTTTTTAACAAAGCCAACTAGGCCACGAGGGTCATTTACTCTAGTTCGATGAATATACAAGCCACCATCGTCATTAGAAAAGTATCTTCGCCCCCGCTTTGTCCATGCCTCATTCTTATCTTTGCATACCAAAGCATTCTTTAGCTGCATTAATAAGCTTTTTGCTTCTTTAACATCATTAGAAAGACAAGGATCAGCATCGCTAGATCTATTTGTTTGTTTCTGGTTTATTTGTTTATTTATTTCCAGTGACTTATGAGAGTGACATGAGGTGATTTTGCCGTAAACGAACTTAGCGACTGACTTAACACCTGCGCTTAAAGCCCTACAGTAACCACGGATCTTGGTCAGGTTGAAGTGGTAGATGTTGTTTGTTTGTCTACGCTGAAGTGTGCGAGGGCAGATATACCCCATGTGCTGAACACTGATTACGCCAAGTTCGACTAGTGCTTGGATGTGTCGAATCATCGTTCGCTTACATTTCCCTGTTTTTTCACAAAGAGTCGCATAGCTTGGGCGTGCTGTATGCGTTCCTTTCTTAAAGTCACAGAAAGAAGCGAGCGCACTATACGTTTCACGAACGCTGTCAGATGTGTTCAACGCAAGAGCTGTTGCTTGAAGCTGCTTGGAGGTTACGATTTGGAAACCGCAAGTATTTAGAGGGTCTTTTGTATTCAATTCCATTATTCGTTCCGTTTAAACCTTGATAATCGGACTCGTTACTCATAGAATTGAATTGTTAGGTTCAGTTCTTTCACAGTTGGCGCTGTGTGGGTAACGAATTAGAGTAAGGGGAGCTTGGCGGCTCCCCTTTCTCGTTTCTTAAGCTTATAGTACATTCATCTCGACTTTCCCTTCAATGCTTCGCCAATAAAAACACACAGAAAGACCGATTTTATTGCTTCTAGGTACCTGTTTCGCCTTGAGTAATCACGCTTTGTGTTGAAACAACACAAAACGTGTTGTTTTCGTATTATTTGTAGCCGCCAGCCTTAACCCCTAGCTTGCTCTGAATATATGAGAAATGATTGCCGTTAGAGTCTGCATCCTTACACATGATATCTACGACCATTTGCCGATCCTCAGGAGACCATTTCGTATTAACATATGTTCCAGCAGGCGCTTCATAAACTGACACAGCAACATTTGGCTGAGCAGAATCACCTGAGGCTCCTTCCAGCATACTCATCGTATTTTTTCGGCCAATTACATGAGACGGCCCAAGTGTTATTTCAGGCCCATACTCACCAGTTACGCCCCACTGGCCAGCAGGAATATAACCGCCATTATCAAACATGCCCGCGAAACCGGATGAAGCCGCTGCCGTTGCAGCTACCGCCATCGGTTCGGTAACTGCTAGTGCCGCAGTCATGGCGCCAGGTGCCAAAGCAGGGCCAATAATCGGAATTGCTGCAGTAGATTTAAATGCATTAATACCTGAAATAATCGAGGCGCTCTGGGCTTCGGATGTCACCCGCGCCACCTCTCCGCCGACTTGACCTTTAAGCAAGGTTTTCTCCAGGGCCCACATCACCATGCGCTGCGCCATGATCTTTCCGAGCGCAGCGATCATGGACTGAGCCATTCCTTTGGCCATGTTAGAAAAAGCATCACCGACACTCTCACTCTGCATCACCGCCGAAGCAAACGCATTGCCAAACTGGGTAGAAAAGCTATCAAAAGTCTGGCGCCATAATTCATCGGTACCATCCGCAGACTTTTGCATGGACTCATAGTAACGATCCCAGAAGCCTTTATTTTTTTCTTCCTGCTCGGCCAGCTGCTTGTCTACCAGTTCCATGCGTTCCTGGTCATAATGTTGCTGAATATCCATCAAGGCTTGCTGATATTGTTCTTCTGAAATCAGCTTCTTCGAGTAGCTACCCTCCAATCGAGCTAGATCATCACTGAATTTCGTCTCGATAAGCTGCATTTCGCCCATGTTTCGACGATTAACTTCCTGCAGCCAGCTTTCTGTTTGAGTCTTTTCACGCTCAATAGCTTTATCCGCAGCAGCTTTATCCCGAGCATCTTTTTCACTCTGCCGCTTTTGTTCCTTGGCTTGCTTGTCTTTGTCTGCCTTTTCTTCAGCTGCTTTTTTATCGGCAAGGCGTTGCTTCTCCCGCTCGGCTTCTGCCTTGGCCGCTTTCTGGCTCGCCTCGTTTTCCTCCTGGACGCGCTTATTGCGCTCCTCTCTGAGTACTGCCAAGCGGTCTCCGATTTCAGATAACCGGCGCTGATCATTCTTGTACTCATTTTTAGAGTACCCAAGCGGATTCAATGAAGGGAGTTTGTCATAGCCGCCGGCTGATTTAAGCTCACTCTTAATTTTTTGGATCAGCTTTACCTGCTCGGACATCAGGTCGAGTGATTCATTGGTATTCGATGGCGCAAAGATATCCCTAACCGCAAATAAGCCGTCAGCCAGCTCAGCCACCACATGCTTAACCATCGGTGCAGCGCCTGACCACTTAGCCATAGCTTCATAGGCTTCCTCGACACTCTGGCCAAACGTATCAAAGGTACCAATAAGACCGCCAGCTTCAGCGCCAGCGGCACCACCAATCTGGCGATCGAGCTCCTCAAGAATGAAACGCTGAGCCTCGGCAACTCGGCCTGATTCTTCCATTTCCTTGATCATATCTCGCTGTGCGACTGTAAAGCTGATACCTGATTCACGTAGCGCCGTCACGCCAACGGTTGGCATTTCCAAAGCTTTGCCAAGTTGTTTGGCGGCACTCGTGACATCACCACCGAGCACAGAGGCCAGATCCTGAGATAAGAAAACAGCTCGCTTGAGGGTGTCTTCACTTACTGAACGGAACGTCAGCATCACTCCGATCGCCTTGCTTGCTTCTTGTGTGCTAGTCAGAGTAGAAAGCGCCAGCTGTCGAGCCATCTTATCGAGCTGTTCGGCGGTGTATCCACTTGCATACCCCGTTGATTTCAAGAGTTGCTCTTGCTGAAGAAGTCGTCGCTCAGTTTCAGCCAAGATCGGCAAGCCTTTGGAAATGGTGCCAATAGCAACGGCCGCGGAACCGCCCATAACACCCCAAGCGGTACCAAGAGAAGTTATAGTTCCGCTTAATCCGTCTACTTGACCAGCAATATTACCCAATGGCCCCGGCAACATAGCTGCATTTCCGGCTGCCGATTTAAAGCTGTTACTTAAGCTGTCATTTTGTTTAGTGCTTTTCTTTGCGTCAGTGGTATATCCTCGAAGGCGCTGCTTTGTTTTATCAATATCTTTATCAAACTTTGCCGTATCAGCTCGCATTGTTGTGACAAGATCTGCAACCTGTGCTGTAGCCATAGTTAGCCCTTATTGATTTCAGATATCAGACGCTCAACCGTTCTCGCATCAAACAAGCTCCGCGTTCTTGGCTGACGTTCGCCAGCGAAATTAAGCTCATCTGCTATCTTTTGCGCAGACATACCGCGAGCTTTAAGCAAGGCAATATGTCGCTTTGTTCGTTGAAAACTCATAAATCCCCCTGGTTAACTCGATTTGACGCAATTTGTTAAACCACGCTGTGCTTTTTCGGCATTCTCAAGGCGGTTTATGACAACCGTCCGCACATCAAAGAACACTTCGCGTCCGATCCTTGCCACAGGATCAACTTTCCATTTATCAAATGCTTGGACTGAAATACCCAAACTTGAAGCCATATTTGATTTATTAAGCCATGCCGGATCAGGTTGGTTGGTGTTTTGGTGGTTGGTGCTTTGATTAGTTAACTTAACCATGTCCCCAAAATCCTCGTATGTAGTGAAAAACCGCGAGGCCGAATACCCGTGGAAGGGGTGGGTGTGGGGAGTACCTTTCCTCGTCACACCCACCTATTCCGTTACGCTGGTTGTTCAGGATCAGGGTCAATTCCTGTTGATTTAACAAGCCCACGGTAATCAAGAGGAGCTACGCCAGCATCGATGCGCACTTTGGTAACAACACCGTCCACGCTAAACCCTTGTTGTGTCTCAATGTATGGCACATCAATGCCATCAAGATAAGCAACCTCAATCGTCTGGCCAGTTGCAGCAAGATAAAAGGCAGCTTTATCATGCTTATCAAATCGAGCTTCGGTGATAATGTTCAGCATTCCATTCACAGGGTTAATGATGCCGCTATTGCTCGCACCTTCGATGGATGTGGACTTGAGTACAGTCGTAGCTGTTGTTTCTAGTGCTGCCGGCACCAACAAATGAGCTGGGGCAATATTCAATGTATTACCACTACCGTCTTCTTGAATGCGCATAGCTAATCGACCAGCACTTAGGCTGTCGACACTAAGTGAACCCTCGATTAGGTTTGCATGAGAAGCATCGAACAACGGCTTCTTATCCGATAACTTTTGATTGTTAATCAGGACGGCGTAAACAAGATCGGCAATAGTGCGTTTAGCAGCTCGTCCCATTTTCTGAGGGATAGTGGACAGAACGCCAAGATCATCATTAATAATTGCCTGGCGAGTGATCGAGAAAAGGTTGCCGTATGTTGCTAATGCAATTGGTTCGCCAGCATAATCATTGGTAGTGATGTATTTATACTCAGCACCTTCTTCGACTTTCTGTAAAGACTTAAAGCCATGAAGGCCTACGCGATGTGATTCACGGAAATCATTAAGCTGGCCTTTGCTTGTCCATTTATCGAAGGTTTCACCAGAGTCTTCCCAGCCCAACAAAAGCGACTTATTAGCAACATCTAAAAGTACATTCCCGAAGTCAGACGTTGAGTGCGTAAATGCCAAACCAACAACTTGACTACGGTTCCCCATCGAAGAAATGCTAACGCCACGATCCACTAATGAAGCCTTAGCCATATCAAAAAGATTAGATACCTTGTATGGATTATCTTTCTCGATTTTCTCTAGGCCAATACGGGCGCTCAATGCCTGTTTGACCGAGTCGCCAACAATGTTACCGTTATCAACATAGCCACCGTTATACGATATATTTCCTGACGGCGTAGCGTTTTTACCCATTGCTATCAAAAGCTTATCTTTCGCTTGGTCAATCGTGCAATTGGCGTCAGCAATACAGCTGGCTTGGACATCAGCAAAACGGCCGCCCGCAAATGCAAAAACATCATTAATTCCATTCACACGGTCATTATTAGCATTAGGCGGTGTAACTTGGGCTTTAGGTGTAATTAGGACTTTGGCTTGTTCTGGCATGTTGAAGAATTCCTTCTGGCGGTTTGGAGATAGGCTTGCTGCAGCTTCAAGCGGTGGAGTTAGAACATCGGCGAACCCCAACTTAATAGCCTCATGAGCATCAAGCCAGGTACCGGGCTTTTTCATTAATGCGCGAATTTCATCCTCGCTTTTACCTGTTTTATCAACGTATGCCTTAACCATGTTGGCAACGTTACGATCAAGAAAATCGGCGTATTCACGCATATCACCAGATTCGCCAACC